AGTAACTTTTGATACTTCAGCAGCAGGTGAAACACAATTAGTTTTCACTCCAGCTAACGCAGCTACTAATCTTTTAACAACAGGAAGCAAAATTGCTTTTATGTGTTTTGAAGATGGCGTATGGCACATTGCAACTGAATTCACTGGTGCAGCAGCAGCTGTTACTGGTGCGTTTGCATTTGCAGCGTAATAAATAATTAATGGAGCACCTTCGGGTGCTCCTAATTAAGGAGAAAAAATTATGAGTATGAAATCAGATGTAAAACCAATTGTATTAAGTGCAAATGGTGTTGCGTTTACCGGTAGAACTAGATTAAGAGGTTATGCTTTACAATCTAATACTACAACTGGAGGAACAGCAGGAACTGCTACTATCAATACTTTAACAAATCCTACAACTGTTAGTTCAGCAACAGATTCAGGAGTATATATTCCTTTAACTGTACCACCTGGACAAACAGAAACTTTAAACATTCCAGAAGATGGAGTTTTATATGTTGATGGTGTAGGTGCAACTTCAGTAACTAACGCAAGTTTAATTTTGTTTATAGATAAGTAGGAGGCTAAATGGCTACCTCTGGAACAACATCATTCGATTTAGAAATCGATGACATTATAGAAGAAGCTTTAGAGAGAGCTGGCGTAGGTGGAACAAGAACTGGTTATCACTTAAGAAGCGCTAGACGATCTTTAAATATTTTATTTTCTGAATGGGGAAACAGAGGCGTACATTTATGGAAAGTTAAACAAGCAACTATTCCACTAGTATTAGGTCAAGCAGAATATAATTATGCAAATGACAATGCAAATTTTCCAACAGATATTAATGATGTATTAGAAGCATATATCAGAAACAACACTACTCCAACTGCGCCGGTTGATACTTCTTTAACAAAAATAGACAGATCAACTTATGCAGCACTACCTAATAAGCTAGCTCAAGGAACACCTTCACAATATTATGTACAAAGAACTGTAAATCCAAGTGTATTTTTATACATCACACCTGGATCAAGTTTTTCTGGAGCAAATTATCAATTAAAGTTTTATTATCTTGCAAGAATAGAAGATGCTGGTGCATATACAAACACAGCAGATGTAGCATATAGATTTATACCTTGTATGACTTCTGGACTTGCATATTATTTATCAATCAAACATTCTCCTGAAAGAACAGAAGGATTAAGATTGTTATATGAAGATGAATTAAAAAGAGCATTAGATGAAGATGGTCAAAGAACATCTTTATATATTTCACCACAAACATTTTTTGGAGATGGAGTATAATGTCTGGATTTGCTAAAGGTAAAAGAGCATTAGCTATTTCTGATCGATCAGGACAACAGTTTCCTTATAGAGAAATGGTTAAAGAATGGAATAATTCTTTTGTTCATTATTCTGAATACGAAAGAAAACATCCACAATTAGAACCAAAGCCACACGGAGCTGATCCACAAGGATTAAGAAACGCTAGACCTGCAAGAACAGAACCAGCAGTTGCTAGAGTTTTAGATTTAAACCCATTAATTTTAACTTCAGGTTCTTCTACAGTATCTGTTTATGAAGATAATCACGGAAGATCAACAGGAGATATTGTTGTATTTAGAAATGGAACGGGGTTGTATGGAATTCAAGCTAGTGATATAAATGATTCAAACGGTCATACAATAACTGTAACTGGAACAGATAATTATAGTTGGGAAGCTGCAACTACAGCAACTCAAGCAGCTAGAATAGGAGGCGGTGAAATATCGGCAGGTCCGGTAACCTTAACACCATAATATGAATTACGGAGAACTACAAACACAGATAAGAAACTATACTGAAGTTGATAGTAATGGTCTAAGTGATTCTACACTAGATCAAATAACTAAAAATACTGAAAATAGAATTTATAGAGAATTACAAATTGATGCATTTAGAGCTTATGCTACAGCTGCAATGACATCTGGCAATAGATATGTATCAACACCAACTAATTTAAGAAATATTAGATATGTTCAAATAACAGATTCTAGTAATGAACAAACTTTTTTAGAACAAAAGGATACTAGTTTTATGGCTGAGTATGATCCTACTCCATCTACTAGTTACGGTACCCCAAAATATTATGCAAATTGGGATAACGATACTTGGGTAGTAGCACCTACTCCAGCAGATAATTTTAATGTGACGATTGCTTATTATGTACAACCAGCAACGATTACCAGTACAACTTCAGCAACAAGTTATGTATCTACATTTGCTGAAGATATGTTATTATATGGATGTCTGGCAGAGACATATAAATACTTGAAAGGTCCTGCAGATATGATACAACTATACGAACAATCTTATCAAACAGCTAAACAGTCGTTTGGTGTAGAACAAACAGGTCGTAGAAGAAGAGATGAGTATACCGATGGCGTCGTGAGGGTTCCTTTACCTTCAGTCGATCCATCAAAATAGGAGGATAAATGGCAAACATAGTACCTGATAGTTTTAAACAAGAACTGTTTCTAGGAACTCACAACTTCAGCACTACGAGTGGTGATACATTTCAATTAGCTTTGTACACTACTGTAACTGGATTTACTGCTGCGGGAACAACAGTATACACTACAGATAATGAAACTAGTGGAACTGGTTATACAGCTGCGGGCGCAGAACTAACTAACACATCTGTTAGTGTTGCGGATAACGTTGCCTTTGTTGACTTCAGTGATTTAACTTTTCAAACAGCTACAATCACTGCATCCGCTGCTTTAATCTACAACACTTCACAAGCAAACAAAGCAGTTGTGGTGTTAGATTTTGGTGGAGACAAAACTTCAACAAACGGCGATTTTACAATTCAGTTTCCAGACGCAAACTCTACAAGTGCGATTTTGAGAATATCGTAGTACAGTTTGCCATAATAAAAAATTATGGCTGATACGAGTTGGGGATTTAGTACCTGGGGTAATTTTACTTACGGCGGTCAAGCAATCAACGTTAATGTTGGTATTGGTAATGACGCTGGATGGGGAGCTGCGTCTTGGGGACAAAGAGAGTGGGATCAAAACGGTTTAGCTTTTCCAGATCAATTAACTATTCAATCACCTAACGATCAACCTTGGGGTTTAGATTCTTGGGGTGCTGATTCGTGGGGAGGAATTGGTGCTCAAGTAAATGTTTTTGGAACTGCAAATATAGTACCAGATTCTACAGAATTATCTTTTGAATTAGGTAATTTAACTTTTGAAGGAATAGCTAATTTTTCTGTAACAGGTAATCAATTATCTTTAACTTTAGATAATGCAACTGTTTTTGCAGATAATAATATTGAACTTACTACTAATTTATTACAAGCTCTTGTTCAATCACCAAATATAATTGCAGATTCTTTAACTGAAGCAGTTACTGGTGTTCAATTAAATTCTACAACAGGATCAGTAAACTTTAAGCTTGATGCACAGTTTACTCCTACAGGATCAGAGGTAACTGTTGGAAGCACTCAACCTATTGTAGCTTTACCAACTGTTGTTCAAGTTGGTCCGGGCCCATCTGTTACTATAGAAATAGGAGATCCAGAATATAAATTAGATGCTAATTTTACAGCCATTGCATCTTCAGTTACTTTAAATTCAGGAACAATTACAGTATCTGCAGGAAATATAATTCAGCCTACAGGTAATGAATTAACCCCTGCATTAGGAACTTTAGGTTTTGAATCAAGATATTATGTAACTGGAAATGACCTTCCAACAGGTGTTGGAACCCTTGATTTTAGTACTCAACAAAGAATAATTCCTACAGCAAATGTCTTGACATTAGGCTCTGGTAGCCTTAGTATAACAATCTGGCAGCCGATTATACCTGGCGACAACCAATCGTGGACTCCTATAAATACTGGGGACGCGCAAACGTGGACACCACTATAAAAATATGATATTTAGGAGAACATATGGCTAGTACATTTTCAAATTTAGGTTTAATCCTACAAGCTACTGGAGAAAATTCAGGAACGTGGGGTGAAAGAACAAACGTAAACTTACAAAGATTAGATAATGCTGTTGGTGGAATTGCAAACATTGTTGTTACAGGTGCAACCACTTTAGCTTACACATCAAATTCTGATACTACTACTTATACAGAAGAAGCAGGAAGATCTGCAACTTTAGTTTTTTCTGGATCAGCTGGTGGTACACAAACAATCACTTTACCAAATATTGAAAAACAATATTTAATTAATAACGGTTCAGATTCTATTTTAACTTTAACTGCAGGTGCAGGAGCAGCAACAGTCAACGTTGCAGCAGGATCTAAAACTTTAGTATATGTAGACGGTTCTGATGAAGTTGTAGAAGGTATTTCTGCAACAAATGCAGGTGGATCTAACACACAAATTCAATTTAATAATGCTGGAGCTTTTGGTGGTTCTGCAAATTTAGTTTGGGATGGTACTAACGTAACAGTTGGTGCAACCGGTGAAGTTAGATTTGGTGATACTTCAGGTGGTGAGTATGTTGGTTTAAAAGCAGCAGGAACAGTTGCTTCATCTTTTGCTTTAACTTTACCAACAACTTCTGGAGCTAATGGTCAAGTAATGACTGTTGATGGTTCTGGTAATTTATCATTTGGAGATATCTCTGGTGGCGCTTCTTGGCAAGCAGTTAAGACTGCAGGTTTTACAGCAGTTGCAGGTGAAGGTTATTTTATTAATACTACAGGTGGTGCAATTACAATGACATTACCTAGTTCCCCTTCAATTGGTGATTTTGTTTCATTCATAGACTACGCAGGAACATTCGATACAAACAATTTAACAATTGGTAGAAATTCAGAAAATATTCAGGGCTCTGCCGCTGACTTAACTGTTGGTACTGAAAGGGCAGCTAACACTTTAGTCTATGTTGATGGCACTCAAGGTTGGCTGTTAACGGTTAAATAATGTCTGAGTACAGAGAGATCCAAGGAGCGGCAGTCCAGTCGCTGGCATCTAATACAGGTACGATTGAAGGTCAGATTTGGTATGACAATGTTAATGGTGCTTTTAAATTAGAAGCAGCTACAACAACAGCAGCTTGGTCTAGTGGTGGGAATTTAAATAATAATTCTCAAGGTAGAGCAGGTTTTGGAACACAAACAGCAGCTGTTGCTGGACCAGGTGTAGGACCTGGAGGCGGAATTGCAACAACAGAAAATTATGATGGTTCTGCTTGGACAAATGGAGCAAGTTCTACAAGATCACCTACTGATTTAAATAGATATATCGCAGGTGCAGGAACACCTACAGCAGGGGCAATTGCTTCAGGAGGTTATCCTGGAACAATGACTGCTCAAACTGAAGAATATGACGGTGCTACTTGGACTTCAGGTGGTACAATGTCTACTGCAGTAAGAAATTATGTTTTTGATGGTGCAACAATTACTAGTTCATTAGTTACAGGTGGTAACTCTGTACCTTATCCAGGAACTAGCACTGCTCAAACAAATACTGAAGAATATAATGGAACTTCTTGGACATCTGGAGGTGCTATGAATACAGGTAGAAGAACTCACGCAGGATCAAGTATAGGAAGTGAAACAGCAAGTTTAGTTACTGGAGGTACTACTCCAGCACTAACTTCAAACACTGAAGAATATAATGGTTCAACTTGGAGTGAAGTAAATAATCAACCTGTAGCTTATGCATACCAAGGTTATGCAGGAACTCAAACAGACTGTTTAATTTTTAACGGATATCCAGGTGCTGGAGGAACAACTTTAAATTATGATGGAACTAGTTGGACAACTAACCCAGCTTCATTAGCCTTAGCAAGATTAAATTACAATAATAATGCAGGTACAGCATCCGCTGCAATCGTATTTGGTGGAGAGGGCCCTGCTGGAACGGTTACTACCACAGAAGAATTTTTAGGTGTAGGAGCACCTGAAACTAGAACTATAACAACGTAAAGAATTAAGGAGGATAAACTATGGCACATAAAACATATCAATACTGCGTAGCAGAAAACTGGGGTAAAGGTTTCATTACGCACGATGATTCTAGGAAGCTTGAATTTAGATCATTTCCTGGTAATGTGTGGAGAGTGAATGCTCACAATCAAGATGCTAACAGATGGATTGCTGGAGTAGCTGGCACTCGAAAAACTTTATCTGAAGCACAAGCGATTGTTGATGCAGAAATAGACACTGCACAAGCTGCCTGGGATGCTATACCTGCAGATGATCCAAGAAAACAAGAAGGAT